TGCGAGCGCAACCTACATCTACAATGTCTGGGACTATGAATTTTTGGAACGGAATAACAACTAACACAGCGAGTGCTTTTTCAGCAGTTCAGAACTCTGTTTCTCAGGGACAAATAGATTTTAATGGTGGCGTAGGCTCAAGTGGGCAAGCAAACTCGCTATACACAACTGGTGGTTCTCAATATATTGATTTTAGTGCGGAGTTATGATGTATCAAAAATGCAATGATTTAATAACAGGAACAGAAGCCCGTTGTATTAGGCGTTTAGCCGATAACGCTTTTATTCCTTTTGACCTTGCCAATACCGACTATCAACAATATCTAGAGTGGCTCGCTGAAGGTAACACCCCCGAAGAATGGAAAGATGAATAATGGCTATTACTTTCCCGGCATCACCAACAATCAGCCAAATTTTTACATCAGGAAACAAATCTTGGATTTGGGATGGCACAACATGGCTGGCGTACGGCGCATCATTGTCCCCTACAGTATTAAAGGTTGATACGGTTAACGCTCGTGTTGGTATCAACAATCAGACACCTAGCCAAGCATTAGATGTTAACGGTACCATTATTAATCGTTTAGGTATAGGTTATGATGGGTTCGCATTAGTTGGCCCACCTAGTTCTGTTGGTACTAATGCTGTTCTTATGCCTACTACTTTGACCGCTCCTAGAACTTACACTTTGCCTGACGCTACAGGAACAGTTATTACGACTGGCAACTTGTCGAGCATTACATCGGTTGGTACTTTGGGGTCACTTACCGTTACGGGCGATCTGACAGTAGACACGAATACGCTGAGAGTGGACTCAACTAATAACCGTGTAGGTATTAACGTCACTTCACCAACGGTTAACCTTGACATTGTTGGCAACCAAGTTATTCGGGCCGCAACTTTACAAGATGGTATTCAGTTGGCTGGTCGAGCTGGCGGTACTGGATCAGCAACAGTCAAGTTAATACCTGATGTTTTGACTGGTAACCGTACTTTAACGTTGCCTGACAAAACAGGTACTGTTGCGCTTACTAGCGACCCTGGTTTAATACTTGTCAAAACTCAGACTGTCGGCACTGGCGTGTCTAGCGTGACCGTGACGGGAGCGTTCTCTACTGACTACGACAACTACAAAATAACGTATATTGGCGGTACTTGTTCCGCCAACGCAGATATTGAAATGACTATTGGCGGTTCGGCTACTGGTTATTATGGATTTTTAAGTTACGGCATTACTACACTTGCTTCAAATCAAGCAGCAGTAAGAAACAACACAGCAACTTTTCCTTGGGTTGGTGGTGCAGCCGCTGGCCAAGCTAGTCATGTCAATGTTGAAATAATGGGGCCATTCAAAGCGGCACACACAAAAATTAGGAACGGTTCATATCAAAATGACAACAATTACGGGACAATGCAAGGCGAACATCGAGTAGCGACCAGTTACACATCGTTTGCGTTAGCAGTTGTTATAGGAACAATGACAGGCGGAACAATCCGAGTTTACGGATACAGGAACTCATAATGACAAAACCTAACATTCAAATTGATGATGAAGTTCGTGAAATGACCGACGAGGAATACGCCGAGTCACTTGCGTCGGGCTGGACTATTGAAGGTAATGCGGAAGAACAACTAACCGCCCATATGCGCAATCAAAGAAATCTTTTGTTAAAAGAATCGGACTGGACACAAGTAGCCGACTCCCCCATAGACAAACAAGCCTGGGCTGAATACCGTCAACAACTACGAGATTTCCCTACAAACTGGATACCATCTGATACAGTACAATTTCCTGACACACCCTAGGAGGGGCAAATGAACAACCAAATCGACTTCAACAAAGTCATCGAAAACCTATCAACACAAATCGCAATGCAAGCACAACAGATCGCTATCTTGCAAACCGTTCTACAACAGTTAGTACCAGCGGAAAAAACCGCCAACACTGACGTAGTGGAAAATATTGAAACACCTCAATGAACCAACCATAAAAAAAGCTTTAGCCGCCAACGCACACCACTCTCGTGCAGTACAGCGACAGCAACAATTCTTGCAACTAACGCAAGCACAAGTTCCGCTACAAGAAGCTTTAAAAATAGTTGGGGTCGGATACGAAGCATACCGCCAATGGCGCAAACGAGATAAAAAGTTTGCTGCCGAAGTAGACCGTATCCGTGCAAACGAAGCACAAGAAGAAGGTGAGTACAACGGTACTCACGCTTCTTTTGCTAAAGAATACTTTGATATGGAATATGCGTGGTTCCAACTCGTATTCCTACAAGAACTAGAGAATCTACCGCCAGGTAATATTCTTATGGCGCTCTGGCCACCGGAACATGGTAAAACAACCACATATGAGAACTATGTGTCCGAAATGGTTGCTTTACATCCCAACCGTAGGCAGACAGTAGCTTCAGAAAATCAATCAATCGCCCGAAAAATTATTGGTCGTATCAAGAACCGTATGGAACCAGGCGGTCCGTTCCCTAAATATGTGGAACGATGGGGTCCTTTCCGTCCACCAGTAGGTTTAGGGCAAGGCAAAGTGGCTCAACCGTGGGGTGCAGACCACTTTAACGTCTACAAAAAGTCACATCATGACGAGCGTGACTATACGATGATGGCTCTTGGTGTTGGATCATCAATTGTTTCAACCCGTACCGACCATCTTCATGTTGACGACATTCAATCCGTCAAAACATATACGCAAACCAACAAGATTGAAGAATGGTTCCGACAAGATGCTCTCACACGCCCAGGTGAACACGGTATTACCACCATCGCTGGCACTCGTGTGGGTGAAGATGACATTTACAGTCGCCTAGCCGACGACACAGACCTACAAGGCATCCTTAAAGTCATCAAGTTTAAAGCAATCATCACCGATTTTGAGAGCGGTGAACAAAAACCGCTCTGGCCTGAACGCTACACACTAGACATGTTGGACCGTCAGCGACGCAAAGTAGGTCAAGAAGCTTGGGATCGCAACTATATGCAATCCCCAGGGTCATCAAACAGTAACCGAACCTTCACAGATGAGATGGTTGACGAATGTTTGAACCCTCTAATCTCTCTAAAGCATGAAATACCTACCGACAACATTGTTTATGTAGGCTTAGACCCCGCACTTGGGTCACAAAACTGTGTGATTGCCTGCGAAGTCAGCCCTGAAGGCAAACTTATTGTTCGTCGTATCCGTGAAGATGTCGGATTCCGACGCAACGAACAGATTATGCAAGCATTAGATAGCGTCATTCAGTCGTGCAACCTAACAGGACGAGTAACAGACGTAGTAATTGAAACTAAAAACTTCCAAGCCGGCCTAGCAAGAGATGAAAGATTGCTAGAAATGCAACAACACTACGGGTTCGCAATGCGAGAACATATTACTGGCTGGAACAAATATGATGAGTCAGTAGGTGTAGCATCTATGTGCGAATCATTCATGCGACAAGAAATTGTGTTACCATGGGCAGGAGATGACTATACTAGAACCGAAATAGGGGAACTATGTAGGCAACTAAAGGCATGGAGGCCAGGTGCTAGAGGTAGTAAACTTAGGCAAGACAGAGTAATGGCACTATGGTTTGTATGGATTCTTTGGCGACAAAGATGGAAACAACCCATAGAAACCAATACGAGTGAAACGTGGAGAGTCAAAGGAATACCCTGGTCAGGTACCAGAACAGGGTTAGTAATTCCACTAGGAGCAAAAGTTTGAGAACATTCGATGAAATAACACGCATAGTGAAGGACTTGCAAACAATGCAAGGTCCAGTACTTAACCGTATGAAAGATATTCTTGATCGTTATGACGGCGACTGGATTCTTCCTATGCCTGATATTGACAAAGAACCGAACCTCCCACCTTTAACACCAGCACTTATTGCTGAAGCCGTAGATAATATGGCTATGCGAGCCGCTTCGGTACGTCCAAACAACATTTTTCCTGCTATTGACCCTATGAAAGATAACGGTCGTAGGTCCCGTGAATATGCTGACAAACGACGCAAGATTGTTGCAGCAACCTACTCAAACTCTAAATGGAACCTTGGTCGTCGTCGTTATTACCGTCAACTAGCCGCCTACCATACTTGTAGCCTTGTTGTTATCCCTGACTTCAATGCAGGACTGCCCCGCATTGAGATCCGTGACCCGCTCGGCACCTATATTGAGCCGACGGCCAACGAAGAACT